TTTATTTTTTTCTTTTATTTTTTAACCTTTCAGCAATAGAATTTGGAATCCCACCTACTCTTTCACCAAATAATCCAAGTTTCTTTTTAGTTATATCTTTGTTTAAAAATCCAGTTTTAATTTTATCAGTTTTTTTATCAATAGCGCTTCTAATTTTACCAAATAATCCACCTCTTCTATTAACAATATCTGATATTTCTGTTTTAGGAGTTTCCATAACAGGTACTTCTATCTTAACCGGCTCTTCTACATTCGGAACAACTATTTCAACTTTTTGTTTCGCTACAACAGCATCTTTAATTTCACCATAAGTTGGGATTGGAACTGATACTCTTTCAGTAGAAACATTTTCAGTAACCTTATCAGATTCTATTGTTTGAATTAATGTAGTTAACTTATCTATACTTTCCTGTGTTTGAGCATCTATCAATACCTCATTTGCCAAAGTTCTCGTAGGAAGATGAAATTCACATGCATCTCTAAATTTTTTATTAAGAAGATTTACAATATCATTTTTATTATAATATGTAAAATCAACTTCATCCCCTAATGGTTTTCCAAAATCCGAACTTCCTATAATTGAATTCTTATGAAGTAGTGCATGTCTAACTGCTTCTTTCATAGATTCTAATACCTTACTAAAAAATTGGTCATAGTTAGTAATACCAAATTCATATTGTATCCTATCTATATAATCCTTTGATTTAATTTTAGCAAATGTATCCTGTAATCTTTGAACATCTAATCTATTTATAATTTCGTTTATTTCAGAGTAAACTTCATCTCCACTAAATCTACCTACTACAAAACTTTCATATGCCTGATTCAAATCTCTTTCTATATCTGCTTCATAAGGGATATTTGAGTTGAAATTGTTGTAAGGTAATAATCGTAATTCTGTTCTAGATGGTGATATTTCATGCACCCACAATCTATCCATTTCTATTTTAGAACCAATTCTATTGTTTACAAAATTAAATTGTACTCTAAATACTCCTGTATTATATCCTGCTTCTTTTACTAATTTTTTAACATCTATAAGAAATCCACCGCCATCGTATATCGTATCTAATACATTTTCACTTCTTATAATATAATTTGATATTTCATTTGCATTAATATAACGAACGTTACCATAATCTTTTTGTTCTAATACGTTACTAGTAGAATCATATAATATAAATTCTAAAACATCATTGTTACCAACTAAAAAAGGGGTTGCAATAAATCCCTTATCTATTAACTTAAGCTCAGTAGCAGTTAATTCAGTAGTAAGAGATGTTCCCTTAGTTAATACATCATTTATATTTTTAAATTTACTTAGTGCCATAATTACTTTCTAGTCTTATTCATATTAGCTGAAAATGATACTTCTCCATTTTTTGTTTTGAATACAAGTGTTCCCGTATATTGGGTAGCATCCCCTCCTCCAAAAAATAAGAAAGTTCTAGGTCGTGGGTTTAATCCCCTAATTTTATTAATATCTAATTGAAGAGTTATCTCAACTTTTTCTTGTGGTTTAATGTTTACAATAGATGGACCACTAATCCAAGCTTCAGTATTTTTCATACTAATTGTAACAGTTTGTTCTTCTAATGTAGTATTATATAATTCAACAGTAGGACCATTTACCCACTTACCAGCAGGATTATCAATGTTGTTTTTAAGTTCAATATCTTTTTTACCAGGGTCCGATTTTTCTACTACTCTAGCAGTTATATCAGCACCTGCTTTTGCTCCCTCCGCTAATCTGGCATTTTTACCATTTAATTGTTGAGTTAAACTATCTACTTGTTTGTTAAGGGATTGAATAGTTGCATTTTGTCCCTCATTTCTAGCTTGTAATCCTGTTTTTTCAATACCTTCATTAACTGAACGTTGTAAAGATGTTTGCATTGTATCATTTATCAAAACAAATTGTTTTCTAAGTTGTTCTGAGTTTGATTCTGCTGTAACTCTTAATAATCTTTCATTATCTAATTGTACATCTAATGAGGCGGATATTGCAGTTAATTCAGATACTTGTGCCTGCAATCCTCCGATTACTACGGATTGAGATGTAATAGTTTCATTTGCAAGTTCTAAAGAACGAGTTGCATCATTATATAATACTCGTGGAACTAAATCTAATTGAGTTTCCAATCTATCCGGAACTAATTCAACTACATTTATATCAATAGTTTTTTTTAATTCATCGGTATTGTATATTCTTTTTTTAGAAGGTGCATAGACAAACCCACCCTTCTCATCTTCAATATTTGTTTGAAAATAAGAGTTTGGTTTGTTTTTAGCTACTAACGAACCACTATTCTGTAAATCTTTTTTAATTAATTCGAATTCCATTACTTAATTATAAAAGTTAAATCATCCTCAATAAATTCACTTATACCATTTCTAACTATCTTAAATAGTAATCTATAAACTCTATTCTTAGGGAAATTAGAAGTATCTAAATTAATATAATTGCCATTCGTATCACAACTGATTTTTGTATAATCCGAAAAATCTATTACATTAACTTTAGTTATTTCTTCTCTAACCGCATAATATGAAGTCTGAGGTAAATACTTAATATCGTTATATGAGAAAGCGTTTGTAAAAGTTTTAGTTGGATATAAACTTCTTCCTATTATTTTTATCTTAACTCTGTTACCCTCTGTGTAATTATCTCTTAATTCTTTACTTCTAACTATAATTTGTGAATCAGTTAAAGCAGTAAGAGAACCTGTTATAAATTCAGAATCATCCCATCCTAATTTAAGAAGGGGTTGAAATATAGTATTAGTTTCTTTTGAATAATATTTAAGAACACCATAATCTAATGAAGAACTTTCAGCAGATGATGTATGTGATAATCGGATTCCATAATTAACCGAACCCGTCCAATAATCGTATATTGGCTTAATATCCATATTTAAATCGGAATCAAAATATGTAAATGCCTGAGATGTTTCTATTGTATAATCTACACCTGATTGGTTAGTCCAATTTATACCATCGGTATTTATATTTTCAGGCCAAGTTCCTCTTCCCATATTCCAACTTTCGGTTACCGGATATCCATATACTGAATAACTTACTGCTAACTCTTCAGGTTCAGTAAGTTTTAAATGTAATGTAGCTGATGAAGCGGTTACATATGATGGAATATTTTCTATATCAAAATTAATAAATGTTCTAGCATTATCCCTTTCAGCAAAGCGTGAGTAATGCTTAGATATGGTTAGTATCTCATCTAAACCTGTGTTTTTATTCACATATAAACTATAAACCGATGCATCCTTTGATGCCGTTACAAAGTATATCATTATATAGCTTTACCTTTAATATCTTTATCAGGAAACTTAACTTCAAAGATAGATGGGTCTAACGATGGGTAGATAATCTTATTCTTTGTTGCTGCTTGTATATCATAACTATTTCTCGCGTATATACCACCACACTTATTTACTATTTCAACTTTTTGAACCGATGCAACACCTTCAACCATAGCTATACTTAATTCTATATCAGAAAGATTTATAGTTTGATTAAATTGCCAATTATTTATATCGAAGAAAGATTTTAGCTCATTTATACAAGTTAATATTACTTCTCTCTGATTAAAGTTTTTATATGTGGTTATTTCAAAATTAACACCTATATTAATAATAAATCCATCGATTATATTAACACCATCGGTTAACATTCTGTATTCATTAATATATGTTTTAAGATTTTCTTTTACAGCTCTATTTAATGTTGTCAAATTTCCATTTGAATCATATCCTAATGTATAAAGGTTAATAGCAAAAGGATTTACCAACTCCGCATTTTGTGTTGTTTTTTGTACAAAATTTCTAACTAAGCCTTTTATATCATCTGTAGTTGGTATGTTACCTCCATTAGCAATTGCTGTTTTTGTTATAGTTTTTACTATTTCTGTAAATTGGTCAACATTATCAGTTGAATTTAAAATACTTTCAGGAGAGTTTGCATTAAGAGAATTATCACCAATTGCAACTACTTTAGCAATTGCACCAAACTTTGAAGGCATTGATAAAGCTCTTACTTGATAATCTTTTGATGTTACTGCTCTATTTTGTGATGCAAAATTTGCTAATGCACTTTCTCTAATCTCTTCTATTGTATCAAACCCTCTTCCTCCTTTTGCAGGTATTTCGTTTTCAACTGCAACTGAGTTTTTGATAAATGTATATATCGTATCATCTAAATCTAACATATCAACTAAATCATTATCAAATGAAATTGATGATATAGTCGTCAAATCTCCCTGTGGTACGTTAGAACTAATTCCTCCTCCTACTAAATAACTTACCGTTAATGTAGTGTTAGATGGTGATTGACCGTATGATTTTGTTTTTAAAAAGTTAGTTGGGTCATATGATTCTGCCATTCTATCTATTGAACTATTTAACCCTAACCCTACATTTTTAACGTTTGGTATTAAAAGTTCATCGGATAAAGAACTATCTCCTCCTCCAAAATGAATAGAAGTAGTAAAATCATCATTTACTCTACTTACAAACCTTCTACTAGTTTTTAATAATTTTAAAAGATATGGTACCGTTTCTTTAAACTGATATAAATCAGGGTCATTAGATTCTGTATTAGGATAATCAATATAAATAGTTTCCTGTGCCAAATAAGGAACTTCATACCATTTATTACCATCATCATCTATAACAGATTCAATTGAAATAACATTTGTTTCTGGTATAGTCAATGATGCAAATGATTCCGCTGAATTAAAAGTCTGAGTATATTCTTTCTGTTCAGCTGATATTGCCTGAATTTGTTTTTTTATTAAATAATAATTAGGAACATTAAAATCTGATAAATTATATACAGATATCTCTCTATCAGTTGGGTCACTAAAATCTAAAGATTCAACTGTTCTAAACGTAATTTCAGAATTCGATGTAGATGTTATCGTTAATCCGGAATTAAGTCTTAATAAGTATCTAGTATCCAATTCACCCACTGCATCCGCTTTACATAACTGATATACAGATAATGTTGTTACAGCAGGAGCTGATGATTTTGGCTTATATCCTAATAAGTTAGCTAATGCAAATACATTTTTTTCCTCTGATGCATATTGTATCAAACTCTCTTTTAAAGAGGCATCGGTATAATAACCCAATACATCTCCTATATACGATGCCATTTCAATGAACATCATACCAGGTGAAGTTTCGTTAAAATCGTTATATGTACTTGGGAAATATGTTTTAGCATATTCCATTAAGTTATTCCTAAACGATTCGAAATCCTTACCTAAATAAGAAATATCTCTGCTATTTCTACCTATGTTTTTATTTGTTACCTTAAATGCCATTATTCATTTATATTAAATGTTATCGTTTCTAAATTTTGTTGTCCAGCAACTCTAAAATTCAATGTAACCGTAAAGAAATAGGTATCTCTATTTGTATTTGTTTGGTCTACTAATATTTCTTCAACTGATATATACGGCATCCATTCTTGAATAGCTCTATCAATAGAACGTTCAATTTCTGTTTCTAATTCATCCGTATTTTGATTAAATAATGTATTATATAAATCCGTACCAAAGGTAGGATGCATTAATCTTTCACCCTTTCGAGTTAATATTAAGTTTTTTATATTAGATTTAACCTGCTCCGAAGTTTGGTAAGATTGAGCAAAGAATCCACCATTCCCTCTTTGAATTGGGAGAGTGATTCCTATTGCCACCCTATCCTTTTCAGGTAGGTCTTTTACTAACTTAGGGCCGGTTATAATTGCCATTATCTATTTTTATCTTTACTTGCAGCCAAAACCTTAGCACTTCTCGCTATCGCTTTATCCAAAATATCGTTTCCGGTACTAATTGCAGGTGAATTCTCATATTGAGGTTGGAATCCCATTTGAGGGTTACCATATCCAATCATTTCCGGAGTTATAGTTCCCCAATCACCATTATCTTGTGAAAAATTAGGTCTAACTCCTGCCATTGCAGTTTCATTAAGAACTTGATTTAACATTGAATTCTTAGTATAAGTTTTTTGCTCAGGCTGAGATTCTCTATCTCTGCTTAAAATTTTGTTAGCTAAATCGAAAGGGTCAGCACTCTCCTCTACTAATGATTTAAGAGAAGATTGTTGCTTAATAGGCTGTGATTTCTTAACCTCCGCTAACACCTCTTTTCTTATTTCTTCTTTAATAAGAGAAATTTCTTTTTTTACTTCCTCCTGAACGATTATTTGAATTGCTTTAAATAGTTTGTTCGTGTCCATACATTGTTTGTTGTTTATATAAATATGTTAATTCAATAATATCCAATTTATCCTCCAACCGTTGTTCCTGATTGTGGGTTTGTATTCCTAGCTAAAAGGTCTGTGTTTCTTGCACTTAATTGAGCCGCATAAGCATTAGCTTTTCGTAAGGCTGTTGTCGTTAAGAATCCTGTTCCTGCTCTATCAATAACTTTTCCTGCAACAATACTTGTTACCAAATGTGTAGCGTTTTCTTGAGTTATATTTTTTGGATTAAGATTCATTTTTTTAGAAAATTCATTCAAACTTCTACTTATAAACCATGCACTTGCTTCAGCAGCTGCCGTTGGGTTATTTAGTAAATCTGGATTTTCAACCAATCTATTATCCCCATATAATGCTTTAGATACTGCAGTATAATTAGCTCTTCCCGTAATTTGAATGAATCCTCTTCCTCTAAATTTGTATCCATCTCCTGGTTGTGTGTTTCCCAAAGAGTTTCCGCTTGTACCATAAACGTAATTTGCAAATGTTACAGGAGTAGATTGAATTGCAGCTAATTCAGCATCGGATAATCTTTTAATACGATTACCAAAAATTTCTTCAAGTCTTGCCCTACTATTTTTAGTATAATTAACATTTTCTACTATTACTCTACCACCTGTTTCTTTAAGAGTATTTGCCTGTAGTGCTATAATCATTTGAGGGTTAGTGATACCAAATTTAATAGCTGCTTTACGAATTTCTTCTAAGTTAGTATCTTGATTACCACCATACACTTCACCATCACCACCACCTGCTGCACCAGCAATCGCATTGTAAGCAGCTACTATAGCTTCCGCATTTCCTTCTGCGTTTCCTAATAAATCAGGTCTATCTCCTAATCCTAATGCTAAGAATGAAGTATCAAACGCTATCTGATTTGATATAGCTGCTTGACTAGAATTTGTACTAAACCCTAACCAATTTACTATTCCAGGTCCAGTTACTGCGGTTGGTGGAGCCCCATATATTGCAGTAACGTTAAATATTCCACTTACAGTTCTAAGATGTATATCCGCTGCTGTTATGAAATTATTGATAAAAGTATCTACATTTGGTTCTCCTTTATAAACAAAAGTAGGTATTTGTGCAGTTGTTCCAGGAGATGTACACAATATACTTAATACTGCTACCGAAGGTGGAGTAGCTAATGGAGGAGCGATTGCAAGTGGTTTAATTGGGGCAAGAGTAGCACCTGTCCAATATGTTACAAATCCGTTTGATAAAAGTTTAATTAAATCTAATTGGTCAGGTGATGTGGCTTGTTGTAAAAATACACTCTTAAACACCAATTCCATCCCTACAACATTTCCTGCTAAAACAGGATTACCCGCAATCAAATCACCAGAAGGTGGTACTTTCATTGCCATATCATATGC